CAGGCTTCCCGATGCAAAGCTCAATCCGGAAAGCGTCACCTGGCTCCCGTCGCTGACAATCGTGGCCATCACCACGAACGACAACGGGCTTTCGTTTCCTTCCGCGTCCGTCGCCGTGAAGGCGTAGAACAACGTCTGGTCGCCGGTCAGCGTCCCTCCGGCTGTGACGTCGCTTATCAGGCTCACCAGCGGAATGCCTGGCCCGGCCGGTCCGCTTGCGGCCGGCTGAACCCAACTCACCGAGACGCTGGTCGCCACCGAGCCGTCCGACTGCGGGCTGGAACTCTCCGTTATTCCAAACTGGTTCTGGCCGTTCGCGTCCGTCACGCTGCCCACCAGCGGCCGCGGCACGCCCACTCCCGCGCCGGTCTGGGCCCCGCCTCCCGGGGCCGACGCCGGTTGCCCGTTGCTGTCCGCGTACCATGCGTCGTCGTGGATTTGCGCCGTGATGGTGGAGACTCGATAATTCGTGCCCGGCGCGATCTTCAGGACCCGGAATGGCTGGCGAGTGAACCCTTCCTTGAGATACGTGATCGTGATAATGTCCCCGGGCCTGATCCCGACCGACTTCACGCTGGTGTCGAATTCGATGTACGTGTTGCCGCGAAGGGATTTGTCCAGATTCAATTGCAGAAGGCGCGCCGCCTGGTCGTAATCCGGCATCCCGATGGCGTTCAGCGTCACCGAAATCACCTGCCCGCTCAGCGCTACGTCGTCCGGATCCACCACCGAGAGACTGTCCTGCTGATATCCGTTCAGCGCGTCCTGGAATTCCACCACGATCTGGTTCGGAGTGTCCGCCAGGCTGCGCGAGTAGAGGCGCACGCATGGCTCGCCGCTGGCCCGCCTCAGTATCCCGCCGAAACCGTTGCTGCCATCGCCGAATTCATAGCTTGGCCACCCCCCGTTGAGCGGATCCACGCTGTTGGACCAGGCCATCTGCGCGGGCTGCTGGTTCGCAATGGTGTCCTCCACGCGAACTTGCACAACGCCATTCGCGCCGTAGGTCAACAGCAGCCGGCCGCAGTTCCGGACCCCGCGCGCCAGGTCGCCCGCGCTGCGTTGGGTTTTGAGCGCCAGGTTGCACTGAAAACGCGGCAGCGTGATAGGGTTGCCGTTGATGTCCAGCGCATCGATCGCCTGGTCGCAGTAAGCCGCCGCCGTCACGAAGCTCGGTATGTCGATTTCGTCCGCGCTCCAGCCGGTCCGCCGCAGGATGTCGAGCAGGATCCAGGCCGGGTTGCTGGTGAATTGCTCGCCCGCCGCCGATCCGTCCGCGTTGTACTCCGGAACCTTGAGACCATCAACCAGAACTTTGACCTTGGGCAGCGTTGCGCCGTCGTTCAACACGTTCGGGACTACCACCGCGAGGTACGCCATGCTGCCGTACGGGTCCCCCGCGGGCTGCCCGGACCCGTCCACAAAATCCGGGTTTTGCGTTCCCGCGCGCGTTCCCAGCGTGGGGATGTTGTACCACCCGGTCCCCGTCATGTTCGTCCCGACGATGCCTAGCGGGATCTGTACGCCGCTCACCAGCACGGTTCGGACGCCCTGCATTTCGCCGGTCCCCAGCAGGACTTCCATATGGGTGAGGTTTCCGTCGTTGCGTGCGAATACCACCGGGGGAGCGTACCACGCCGTGCCGTAGACCATCGGGACGAAATCGTTGTACCGGGCTGCGTTCACACTCTCCGCCGACGTCTGCCAGCTCTTGTCGCCCGCCGTGCGCACCGACATCGTCGGCGGCACGTACTCGATCCCTCCGAAATCCGGAAACATCCCGCGGGTCACGCAGTCCGTGCGCGCAAACCCGCAGCTCGTGAACGGCGAGCTGCCGTTCAGGTTCCCCGCGCCGCCCACAATCCCCGCCGAGTAACCACACCGGTAGTATAGGGAATACTTGCCGTTGACCCCTCCGTCCACCGCCTCCGCGCATTGCGCCGGATTCGCCGGGAAGTTCCAGGGACATCGTTTCTGTATCCGCACCTGCGGCATCAGCGCTCTTTGCAGGCTCATCCGGTTGGTCGCCGTAATCCGGAACGTCGCTTCCCGTATCTCGTCCGGAGGGTTGCATATCCCCTGAAACAGAACCTGGGTCTCGCTCGCGGGCGCGGCGTTGGGCAAGTCGTAAAACAGGAATGTCACCGTGAGCTGAGCGCCCTTCCACCCAGTCGCTCGCTCGATCTCGGAAAAGTGGGAGTCGGCGTTGGCTAACACAATCGAGATGCGCGGGATTCCATCCACGCCCTGCTCGGACGCCGTCTGCATTTCGAAGACGTTGTGCTGCAGCACCCGCGCTTCGTAGGTCGTCCCCGCGTTCATCACCCGGTGCGTGCTCCAGCTCTCCGCCTGCCCGCTCGCCAGAACGCAGTCGAATAGCAGCAGCGGCGTGTCCGTGACCGCCTGTTCCTTCAGATCATAGATGGTTGACATTAATGATGTTCACCGTACACGAATGCCGGTTGACGCCGGTGCTCGTGATCGCCAACTCGTCGTCGCGCAGCCTGGCGTCTGTGTAGACTCCGCCGAGCGTGCTGGCCCGATAGATCGATGCGCCTTCCTGCGGCTCCGCCTGTGGCCCGTACACATCCACCGTCGCGCCCGCCGGAATTTCCAGTCCGAACTGCACCGACTCCGCCCCGGCTCCGCCCGTTCCGGTGAAGGTGATCCTGTTCCATCCCGTCGTCACGCTTTGCGCCATGCGCCCGTTCCCTATCAGGGCCGTCACGCCGGTGTTCGCTTGCGCGCGCGCGTATACGCTGAGGCAATAGACGTAGTCGCCCGGCGAGGCCAGCGTTTGCGTGATCGTTTGCGGCCCGGCGCCGGTGTTGGTGAGCCGCCATGCGAGCATTCCGCCAACGGGGTCCGGCTCACCGCTCACCAGCGAAAGCAAGGGCTCGCAAACCCAGACCGCATCGTCCAGTTGGCCGCTCCACGCCAGCAGGTTTCCCGCCGGGTCGAGAAACGTGAACCCGTTCAGCGTCCCCTCCGCCGCGGCGAAAAAAGCCTCGATCGCGCCGGCCTCGGAATCCGTGAGCTCCGCATAGTCGAGTTGCCACTCGGTGGTAACGGCGGCCGGGTCGGCCAGTTTGATGGACCTCCCGTCCGCGGTCGCATTGATCACCGTCCGCGTGCGTCTCTCTTTTCGAATGGGGAACTGGCTCAGCGCTCCAGTCCCGAGTTGCGGATAAACCAGCATTTTCAGCTCCGGTTCTCGACCACCGTCAGGGTGGTCGCGCTGCTCATTTCCGCCACCGCCGCCGACCCCAGCGCATCGGCCTCCAGACTGCAGTCCGGATAGGTTGCGCCATCGAACGGGTCGGTGAAGGTGAAACTCCCGAACGCGCCCTGGTTCGCCATGAAGAACTCCTCCAAGGCCGCCATTTCGCTTTCATCGAGTTGGCTCAGACGGATCTCCCAACGCAGCAGCGGCGCCTCGCAGTCCCGGTAGCGCTGCTCCGTCCCGTCCACGAAGCGCAGCGCCTGGTTCCGGTAACAAATTCGCCGTGTCGCCGGGTATTGCGCTACGGCGCCTGTTTTCAACCTGGGAAAATTGGCCATGGTCAGAGGTCGGTCACCACATCGTTGATGCTGTTCAGGTTCAGCATTGCGTCCCGGACCGCCGCGGCGATGTCGGTGCTCCGATCCATAAACGACCGCGCATCCATCGCCTGCACGCTAACCGTGATTTGCGGTTGTGAGGCGCCGTTGCCGCTCGTGCCGCTGGCGGGTCCTGTTTGCCCGCCGCTCGATGCTTGCCCTCCGCTCGATCCGGATGCGGCGGTTTCCACCGACGGGCTCCCTGTCCCGTCGTACGCGCGCGGCGTCCCCGTCTGGTCATAGTCTGCGTTGCTCAGCCCTTGCCCGGTATCGGCCGCCTCGATGTTGAGCGCCGACGGCATCGCATACTTAGTCAGCTCCGGCGGAGCCGGCGACCCTCCTCCGCCAAAGAGCCCCAGGAGTCCGCCGATCAGCGGGGCCAGGCCAAATCCGCTTTCGAGCAGCAGCATGGCGGCCGACGTCCCGCCGCTCGATCCGCTCGCGGAGCTGTTGCTCGCCGCACGAATCGTTTCGGGTTGCGCGGGCGGGTCCGTGTTGGCGATCTGCAATCCGCTGTAATCCGTGGTCGCCCCGCCGGGCGAATTCGCCGGCGCCTGCGCCGTCCCGCTTGTCTCGTTCAGGTTGGACGCCAGGTTACTCGCCAGAGTGGCGAAATCATCGAGAAGATCTTCTTGTGTGCTGGCCATTTCTTGTTTCCGCTTCAAGCGCCTTTTCCAGAACCAGGAACGCCTCCACCCGGCGCGCATCGAGCTCGGCGGCGCGTATCCCTCCCAGCCGCCGCCGGATCAGGAACTCCTCCACCAGCGCCGCGCTTTCGCCGGTCACGTAAGATTTCGGGCACGTCGAGATCGCCACGCCCCCTCGCACCCATACCGGCGGGCCTGCGGATTCCACCGATCCCTCAATCCACCCGCAGCGTCGTCTTTTATCCAGACCGGCTTTCCGGCACGCGTCGCACTTCCAACCGGCCTGGTTGGAGAATTGGAAATGGAAGGCGACTGTCAGTTTTTTCTTTCCGCATCGGTGAGCCCCGCCTCCACTCGCACCGCTGCCAGCGCCTCTTGAAACAGGCTCTCCGGCCCCGCTTCCGCCAGTAGTTCCGGCGTTGCCTCCGCTCCGTCCACCTCCAGGCCGGCAATGCCGCGCAGTCCCCATGCCAGATACAGCCGGCCAACCTCCGCCTTCAGCAGCGTTGCCTCCATCTGGTCGTCCGGCCGGCTGCTGGCTTCGAGATACTCCATGCGCCGGGCCAGCTCCTGCACCCGGCGCATAAGTTCCACTCGCCGCGCGAATGACATCCGCGCCACCGTGAACGTCACTCCCGGCGCCACCGCCGATTCCACCGTCTTCACGCTTTCGTAGATCATGGGTTTTGATATCTCGCCATCCGATGTGGCATGGGCGCTCGTGCCTGCCGTGTCGAGACTCATCTCGACGCGCGTTGGAGGTTGTGAGAAAAGCCGCGGCCAATCGTCGGCGCGACTTATCCGAACGCCACCGCAATTTCGTTGTCCAGCGTGCCCTGCGCTCGCGCCGGCCGGAATTTCCACTGCAGCCGGTTGCCACTGTCGTCGAACTCCGGCACTTCCGGGATGACGCTCTGCAGGTATATCCCCAGCAGTTGACCTGGTTGCTGGCCGAGCTGAAACATGACGCTGATTGGCGATTCTTGCCGCGCCGCCTGGTACAGTCCTTCCGTCGCCTCATCGTCCTGGCTGAAAAGTTCAAAAGCGGCCGTCACCGAGCGCTGGCCGGGCGATATGGCCTGCGGCAGACTGCTCCCGAACTCTCTCTCGCGCGTATCCAGATCGTTCTTGAGCGTGATCGTCCCGCTCGTGATTGTCAGGAACTGGGTTGGCGACGAACCCAGCCACGCCTCGCCCATGTGCCCCGGCACGATCGAGTAATCGAAGGCCCCCAGCGCCGGCTCCGCCGGAAAGCTCTGCAAGGTGGCCATCTGACTGGAGGAGAAGCTGCTGCTGTCCAACACGTCCTGCGCCGGGCCGCGGAAACGGAACTCGTGAAAATCGCCGTTGATCGAGATATCCATCTGGTCCACCGCCGCGCCGCACAGCAGCCGCTGCACCGCCGTCGCCGGCGACCAGTAGTCGAATACGCTCACGCTCGGCAGAGCCGTCGCGGGCGCGTACGTCACCGCCGCCCCCACCGCGCCGCCTGTCGCCGGCGGCGTCGTGAACGGCGCGTTCAACTGCACGGTATTGGCGTCCACGATCGCCGCCGCGAATCGGATCTCGCCTCCGCACGCCACCGCCTGCCCTGGCGAGAGGTTATGGGGCGCCTGAAAGGCCAGTCGTCCGGCGGACGTGCTCGACGCCGCTGTTCCTCCCGGGAAGGTCGTCGGAACCGCTCCCAGAACAGCTTGAAAGAGCGGCCCGTACGTCGGTCCCGGCTGACCGCTCGCCCAGGTCGTCATATAGGTCTTCAAGTCGAAACTCGTGAGCCGCCTGCCGCCCGGCGGCAATCCGGCGAAGGTTCGGCTGCCCGTCTTATCCTGGCGTTTGACGGTCTCGAGTTGCTGTGCGATTCCCAGCTTCACCGCCGGGATCCGGTTCGCCGCCGAGATGGTTCCCACCTGCCCGTAGGAACTCTCCAGCGCCACGTAGAATCTGTTCGCGTTAGAGGAAATGTAGGACATGCTAGTTTACGCTCACTTCAATATCGAATGTGATTTTGGCCTGCTGGACGAAGTTCTTCCCGCCGTGTTTAATCGCTCCGTAAGACGCCTCGTACGCTCCGGCGAAGAACATGCCGTCGCCCCAGTCGCCGCGCGACCCGTCCAGAGTCTGTGCGACCGCGTCCGTGTACAGCTCCAGCCTGTCCTGAAGTCCTTCCAGGCGGTCCTGCGAATAACGGATTTCAATCGCCATCTGCGCCGTACCCGAAAACGTCCGGAATTTCTCCGTCAGCTTGTTGACGAGTTTTTCGCAGTACACGTTGGCGGCCGGGTATTGCGTCCCGCTGCTGCGCTCCACCAGGTCGGCCGCTGCGTTCTGCGCCCGCACTTGCGATGCCTGCCACAGGCTCGCCGCCGCCTGGTCCGGCGGCGCGAGCGCCGCGAGTTCGACGCTCACCCCTTGTGGCGCCGTCATTAGGGCCACGATTTTCGACGTGATTGCGCTTCCGATTCGACTTGCCATCAGCCCCTCTGCAGTACGCGCGGCGCGGGCCACAGGTAGCTTGGCGCTTGCCCCGAGCCGGCCTTCCGCCCCGCCGTCGTCAACGTCGCCGGCTGCGTCCAGTTCTGTCCCGGCGAAAGGAGAGAGGTGTTTTGCAGGGTCATGCTTTCCGCCGAAACGCCTATGTACGCGTTCCAGCCCGTCGCTCCCTGCGGCGCCGCTCCGGGATGAACCGCCAGCGTGCCGCCCGTGGTTGTCGCCACCGCCGGCGTCGCGCTCGCTCCCTCTTCGCCCGTGCTGTTCACCCACGCCATCGTCACATAGTAGGTTCCGGCCGCCAACGCTCCCTGCGCCGGCGCTACCGCGGGAGTCTCGGCTCGCGGCACGGGTTTCCATACCATCCCGATTCCGAGAAGGATCAGTTTCTCCCGCGCCCAGATCGCCATTTCGCGGAACGCGTCCCGCTTCCCCGCGTAGCGGTCGTTTAATTCGTTGTTGTACGCATCCCGGTAGACCGTCTCCAGGGTCCGAAACGTGTGCCACATCTTCAGCGGCGGCGTGACCACCACGTGACGGATACCCATGTGTTCGATATAGGCCGGCGCGGGCCAGCAGAACGGGTCCCACGGGCTGGCCCTGCTTAAGAGCGCCCGCAGTTCGACGCCCAGTTCCTCTTGCGCCAGCGCCAGCTTGCTTCCCAGGTCGATTCCCTCCGTGCTGGCGACATCCAGAAGCTGCGAGTCCTGCGCCGTCAGGTCCTCGGTCGTCGATACCGCGCCATCTAGGAACAGAGCCATGTTCGTCTAGTCCTTGGCGGGCTTTCCGGGGTTTCGCAGCCGGTTCAACTCGGCTGTCGTCAGCACCGTCAGTTGCACTCGGGCCGCGGCCGCCGCTTGGTCCGCCAGGCGTTTCGCCTCGGCCTGTTGTTCCCGGAATTGCCGCGCTTCCTCTGGGTTCGCCAGTCGCGCCGATCCTTCCACCATCATCTTCGCGGCCAGTGGCCGCGTCACCTCGATGGGCGTGCCTTCCTTGCCGCCGTCCGCTGTCGCCAGGCTTATGACGATCGGAAACGGTTCTTTGATCGCCGCCGCCTCGTCGCGAATTCTCTGATAAAACGCCCTCAAATCCATGTTCTTTCTCCTCGCCGGAATTCTCGGAAACCGCCGCGCCGGCCCAGCCGCACCCTGGCTGAACCGGCGCCGCGGACGGGCCCTCGGGCCCGCCGTCCCCTCCCTAGGTCTGCACCTGCACGCCCAGTTGGTTCCGCAGTATGCCGCACCCGTAGAGCGCGTCCACCGTGAACTGCTGCGCCAGCGTGTTCGGCTGGTAGCTCATCACCACCCGCATGCCGAAATTGCCCAACTCGGCGTATTCCGCGATCGCTCCGGTTCCCGGCAGCGGCTGCGGCAGCCGGCGGACCACCAGGCCGATCGCGTTCTTCGTGAACGCCATGTTGTGCGTCGTTGTCGGGTTGCTGCCCGTTTTTGGCACCCACTGCGAACGGAAGACGAAGAAGTCTTTCACCCTCCCCACCGTCCCGTCGATCAGCGCGCGCAATCCCGCGTCGCCCGCCGTCTGGAACTCGCTGAATCGCGGTATCTGCCTCCACGCCGAATACGCGGCGGCGTCCACTACGATGAACTTTTGCTCCGTGGAAGGAGACTTCGCCAGGAACAGGGCCGTCTCCGCCGCGTCGATCGTGGCTTCCGTGATCGCCGTGCCGGGCGTTCCCACCGTCCCGTTCATCGTGAATCCCCCGTACAGCGAAAGCAGATCGCTCTCGATCCTCTGTGCGATCGCCGCCATCGCCGGCCCCATGTAGACCTTCATCAGGTCCGGCGTCGCCAGCACCTTGATCACGTCCGGAATCTGGAAAGTCGCTTCCACATGCGTGTTGAGCACGATTTGCGCGTTCCCCAGGCTCGGGTTCTGAGGCTGCACCAATCCGCTTCCGTCGATAATGTTGTTCGCCACCATGTCCGGCGGGATTGGCACATTGATCGTGTCCCCGGCTTGCGCCAAGGCCGGTTCATAGTCTCGATTGACCAGGTTCCCCATTACGAGGTTCCCCACCAGCACCGGCAAAGCTTCCGCCGCCACCAGCTTGACAATCGCAGTCGCGACGTTTGCTGAAGTAATAACTGCCATGTATTCTCCTTACTGTCTGTTACTGCCGGTCGCCGGTAGGGGCCGGGCACGCCCGGCCCGCGCCGGGCATGGCGCGGTCGCCTGCCGTCGCCGGTTCTTTCTGTGTCGTGAAACGACATGTCCACTTGGTCCTGCCGCTCCCTCACGATTGCGGCTCGACGGTTGGAACCGTCATTTCATGACCAGCCCTATAGTCCGCGCAGGCTCTGTGATGCCACCCGCACGATCTCCTCTCGCACGCGCCGCATTTCCTCCGCGTCCATTCCCGGACGGATGCGCTCCAGGTCCACCGTCTGACGGCTGGCCACTGGCGCTTTCTGCGTCGCTGAGAGCCCGCTTCCGCCCGCGATCCGCGCCGGCAGGAATTCCGGATTTTCCGCCACGAACGCGGCTAGGTAGTCTCTCACGGACGCTTCCCCGCTATCCGTTTTAGCCACCAGCCGCCCGTCTTCGGCCCGCACTACCGCGTCCTGCACGGCTTTGAACGCCAGGTCGAGTTTCACCACGCCCAGCCGTTGCAGCTCGGCTCGCACCGCCGAACCCCTCTCCGCTTCCTCAGCCACGCGCCGGCTGCGCTTGTTCTCTTCCACTAACTCGTTCACCCGGCGTTCCAACTGCTCCCGTCGCTTGCGCTCTTCCTGCAACTCCGCCTTGTGCGCCGGCTCGCTCTTGCTCTGCTCCCGACTTACGAACTCGTTGAGCGCTTGCCGCACGATCGCTTGTACGTCGATTTCTTCCATAACCCTCCCGATTTCACTTCTGAACCCCAGACTCCCCATCCCACCAGCGAGCCTTGCCCCCAACTACGCCCGGTCGATCTCCTCCGCCACCTGGTTCTTGACCTCCTGCCGCGCGTCGCACAGATACTTGAAAGCCAGCCTCTTGAATATCTGTTTCGTCAAGGTCTCCGACCCGATCCCTAAACCCAGCAGCTTTTTCGCGTCGTCTAATTCGGTGCCGAAGTCCTGAATGTCGAAGTCGTCCAGACCCGATACGTCGATCGCAATCTCGTCCCGCCGCGCCGCCGCAATGGCCCATAGCACCTGCTTCATGGCGTCTTTCACCATGTCGCCGTACGCCCGCAGAACTTCCTCCGTGATGCTGAAGTCCAACTGCTTGCTGAGCGCCGATTGCTGCCGGCTTCCCGCCGCCGACCCGCCTGCCTGCGCCATCGCGTAGCACACCCGGTAGATCTCGTCCTTCAGCGCCAACAAGTTGTCCGCCGCGATTTGGTAGACCTTTCCCTCCGGCTCCGTCCATCCGAATCGGTCTTCCGGCCCTAGTTGGATGTAGTAGGATTCCCCCACCACCTGGCTGAACTCGCGCTCCGAATACACCACCGGACTCGCGAACAGCCCCATCGTCAGCGCCCAACCGAGCGCGTTGGATTTGTTGAAGTGCTCCAGTTGGACCAGCGCCGCCTTGTTCATCAGCCACAGCCCCTCGCTCACTTCCATGCGGAACATCGGAACCCGCCGCTCGGCCGCCAGCCCGTGTTGTCCCTCGTCCACCAGCTCGATCTCGCTCGATTCGTTTCCCTTCCGGAAAACCTGGAAACGCTCGCGGTCGTAATAGATCCATCGCGTCTCCCGCTCCCACTTCGCGTCCGTGACCTTCGACTGTCGCAGGCACGATGTCCGGATCACCGCCCACTCGAGCGCGCCGTTGGAATCGTAGTTCCAGTTGATGACTTCCTCCGCCCCGTAATCCACCAGGAATGCGCGCGATCTGCCGGATGCGTCTTCCTCCGCGCGCGTCGACGCCCGCCCGCTCGCTCGCGGGAAGTCCACCACCACGTAGCTGCTGCCGCATACCAGCGTTTGTATGAACTGCCTCCGGAAGAACTCGTGCAGGTTCGTTCCTTTCAGGTCGCAGTCGTCGGTTAGAAGGCTGTAAAAATCCTTCGCGGCCGCGTCGTTGCCTTCGAACAGCACCATCGGCTCCCGCCGCATGAGCGTGGCCGCGTACCAATCGATCACCGAGCCGATGTAGTTTTCGTAGAACACCCTGCCCAGACGTTCGCCGTAGACGTCGTTCGGCTCTTTGTGCCGCCGCACCAGGTATGCCGACGCGCTCTCCCGCAGGCGCTCGCCGCCCGCGTAGAGGTCCTTGTACCGCTTCCACATCGCTGTTCGCGCGACGTACTCCGGATGCTCGCGATTGATGTTCTGCATGTCCTCTTTCCAATACGGTTCACTGCCGGCGCCGCCGCCGTGGAGCGGGCCTCCGGCCTGCCCCGCCGGCATTCATGCCGGCATTCTTCCTGGCCCCAGCCCTATAGCATCCTTCGGTCCCGCTCTCCCATCGGCTTCGACATTCTGCACTCCAGCCAGACCATGTACCCCAGCGCGTCCGAAAGGTGTGTCCGCATGCGGTCGCGGTCTTTATCGATCTGCCCGCTGTCCGCTTTGTACATCACCTGTTCGAAGTCCTTGATCAGGTCCTTGCACCTCTCGTCCACCAGCAGCTCAATCTGCCCCGCCGCCGTCCGCAGCTTGGCGTTCATCAGGTTGATTCGCAGCCGCACGCTGGGGTTCGCGCGCGGCGTCCGGTACTGCGTCGCCAGGTTCGAATGCGCCTGGAAATACTCCTGGACCATTTCGTAGTCCGATGCCCCCGACGTCATCTGGTGGTGTCCCGATGCGTCCCCGAATACCACCACCTCTCCTCGATGCGCCCCGTACCGCGCCAGAAACTCGGCGCAGGCTTCATTCGTGGTTCCATGCCGGATCACGATCTCGTCGAGTACGTTCACATGCCCGTGTCCCATTTGCGCCACCACCGACGACATCGGGTCCACGTTGAAGTCCAGCGCCCACAGGAGCGGCAGATACGGATCCACATGAAGTTCTTTCACGTGCGTGGTCCGGTCGAAAGCCGCATATACCCGCGTGCCGTCCTGGGTCAGGTACTCGCCCAGAACCTCTTGCTGGTAGAACCGCTCGTCGTAGCTTCCTCGCAACCGCTCGTAATAGTCCGGAATGCGGTCCAGCAGGAACCGGTTCTCGTGCGGCTTCGCGATCACCACCTCGTAGCCGTGGGCGCGATCCGCCAGGAACTTCCGGTAGACCCAGTCGTAGCCCTTCGGCGTCCACACCGCGAATCCGCACAGGCGCTTCGCACGCGGGTCCCGCAGCCGGCCTTCCAGCCGAAGCCACGCCCCTTCCTGCGTGTAGGTCAGCTCGTCCAGCCCGAACCACGCCAGGTTCGTACCGCGCAGCCGCTCGAATTCGTCCATCGGACGAAACAGGATGCGCGACCCCGAGTCTTTCATCACCAGCGTGTTTTCGGCTTTGTTGTGCTCGAACGGTATCCCGTTCGTATCCAGAATCTCGAATAGCGCCGCCTGCGTCGCGTCCCGTAACATCGGGTACGTCGGCGCTCCCAGCAGCCCCAGACGCCCCGGATTCACATAGCTCAGCCGCACCGCCTCCTGGCACAGAGCCTGGCTCTTGCCGCTGCCGATGGGCCCCGAGAACCCCTTGAACCTGGCCTCGGATTGATGGAATCTCTGCTGCGATGGTAGTGGTGTGTACTTTATTCCTCGGAGTTTGACGGTCCCGTCGGTTCGACCCAT